TGGCTGCTTTGCGTCGCCTCGGTCTGGTAGATCTGCGTCGACCCGCCGGTCATCACGATGCCCGTCTCGGGATCGGTCGCATAGCCGCTGTTGACCGTGTAGCCGCTGTCGGATTGCGGCGGGGTCGTGTTCCCGTTCGAGGCGAAGGGGTTGATCCAGGTCGTCGTGCCCGTCGGCTTCATCTGGATCTCGAGGTTGGCGGTCGTCTCGTAGATGCCGTCCGCGTCCTGGCGGTAGAGCTGGCTGACGACGAAGCGCAGGTCGATCGCCTCGGCGTTGGTGTTGGTGACCGTGCGCGTGACCCAGGTGCCGGTCCCGGGCCCGCCGGTGTTGGCAAGCGTGACGTTGATCGCCGTCGGTGCGCCCGCGGCGCCGAGCTGGAGGTTGCAGATCTGCGGGAACTTCAGCGGGTCTCCGTCGGCGAAGACAGCAGTGAAATTCTGGAAGTTGAGGTTACCGCTGGTGTCCTCGATCGGAGTGTCGTTGACGCGAATGTTCTTCATCCCGTCGACCGGCCCCTTGATCGGGCCTACGCACAGTCCAAGAAGGCCTTCGAACGTGTCATTCGAGCGCAGCGTGTCGGGCTTCTGGACGAAGCTCGTGCTGCTACTGCTGCCGCTGCCGCTGTCCCCGCCACCTGAGCCGCGAAATTCGATGTCCATCGTCGAGCCTATGCCCTCACCATCGCGGTGAACTCACGATGGTGCTGTGGATTAGGCTGCGAAGGCGCGGCGGGACTGGGCCGGCTTGAACGACAAGCGGTCGCGGACCTCCTTGATGCCCAGCACGCGCCGGCCGACTTCGCCGTAGGTGCGGCTTCGCAGGATGACGCTGATGCATTGCCGGCTGCTGTAGCCGTGGTCGTGGGCGTACTTGTCGGGAGCCGCGAGGATGTTGAAGCTCTCGATGATGATCCCCGGATGCTCCTTGGCGACCATCTTGTGGTGGATGTGGCCGATGTCGATGTAATGGAACTCGGTCTCGCCGTAGTCCTGGCGGAACTCGGTGGTCATGACGCCGCAGAGCCGATCGGGGCGGCACTGGTCCGAGTGATGGGTCATCACCAGCGTGTTGCCCATCCGGTAGCCGATGAAGACGTTGTCGTTGTTGAGGATATTGACGCGCCCGCTGTCGCCATAGGCAACGCGCAGGAGCTCAGCCATCCAGATGTCGTTGGTGCGGCTGTGGTTGCCCTGGTTGACGATGACGTCGACGCGCTGGGCCTTGGTCAGCGCCTTGTCGACGATCCAGCGCATGACGCGGCTGTAGACCTTGATCATCTTCGGGAAGCGGCCGTCAGCGTCGAGCTTGTGGCCGCTGGCCTCGGTCTCGGCCTTGAAATTCTCGTAGTGCGTGAAGTCACCGAGATCGTTGATGACGATGACCTCGCTGGCCGGCAGTTCGTCGATAAGAAGGCCGATCGCGCCGCAGAGCTCGCTCTCGGCGATCTTGAGGTCGAAGTTCTGGCCCGTCTCGGCGGCGTGGGCGAGCATGCCGAAATGGGCGTCGCCGATCTGGATCCAGGGGATGATGTCCGACTGATATTCGAGCGGCCCTGCCGGCACCTCGACGGGTTCGACGCCTTCGACAAAGCTCTCGACTGCCTCCTGGATGAGCTCGAGCCATTTCTGTTCGTCGAGCCTGGTCTTGGTCCACTGCAGCACGACCTCGCGATCGCCGTTCGGGTGGACCTTCTCGAGCGTGGAGTGCCCGCGCGCGATGAACGGCTCGGGGATGGGCGAGTTGAGGTTGCAGGCCGGGGCGTAGCCGTGGGCCGCAGCCTTCTTCTCGACGGCGGCAATCGCACGGTCGATCGAGCGGCGATGGATGCCCAGCTCCTTCGCCGCGGCGCGCTTGCTGCCGTTGTTGCGGTAGACCGCCTCGATGACGCGGGCCTGGGCGGGCGTCGCCCACTCTCTGAGACGTAGGTCGATCTGCATGAGAATCCTTAGCTGGTGGTGTGGGGGAAGGACGTCGTCACGAGATCGGACGAGTCAGATTGAAGCGAGAGCCAGTGACCGGCGAGCTTGACCCGGCCCCAGGCCATGATGATCAGGGTGCCGATCGCAGTCGTGTTCTGGTTGATGCCGAGATACTTGGACGGCGGCGGGTCGTTGGACTTGTCGACCGACGGGGCCTTGAAGCTGAGCTCGGAGATGCCGGCCATCATCAGGCTGGCGCCGAGCGACATCAGGCCCATGCCGTAGATCTGCAAACCGGGGATGAACATCATCACCGCACCGGCAATGAACAGCACGGCACCGATGATGACCTTGGCAGTGCCGCCGCCCCCGTACATCGCCGGCATGACGTGGATTTCCTTGGCGTCCGTCGGCGCCCGCAGGAGCTCTTCGGTCGGGTAATCGATCACCTCGACCGCGAGGTCGCGATCCCAGTCCGGGAGCTGCCGGGCAAGGCCGTTCACGGCCTCGGACGGAATGTCCGTCTGGATTTCGAACTCGCGGCCATATTTCTCGGCGAGGAGGCCGTGGAAGATGACCTTCATGCCCGCACCACGATGCCGCCCTCGACGACCCTATAGGCTTCGACGGCCGGCTCTCCCTTGCGGACGCCGACGATCAGGTGGATGAGCCGCGGCCAGGCGCGAAACCCCTCGAGATCCTCTTCCGATAAAGTCGGGTCCTGGCCGGGGTGGGTGTGCCAGGTTGCAACTGCCCCCTGCTCGACGTGCTCGAGGAAGGCCTTCGGTTCGATGCGGAAGCCTTTGACTGGGTCCTCGTGAATGTTGGGGAGCGCAACGACGCAGCCGTTGTCCATGACGACACCGCACATCTCCGGCTCGCCCGGGGCGAGCTCGTCGAGGTCGATGAAGTCAAGCAGTTCGTGGGTTGTATCGCTCACGGAGCAGAGCCTCGATGGTGGTTTCGGGGAGGACCGGCCGGAGATCCGGCACGTCCGGGTGGCGAAGAAGGAAGGTCGTCGAGTTGCGGTAGAAATCGCGGTAGGGCTCGACGCTGCTGAACCGACCGCGCAGGTGGTGGAGCAGCTTGTTGTCACCGACGTAGATGGCGAAGTGGTTCGGGTTGCTCGACCCGATCGCGAGGCAGAAAACATCCGCCGGCCGGATGTCCTTGGCCGTCCAGTCGGGGAGCATCCGGAAGCCTTCGCGCTCGTGCAGCTGACGGATCAGGTCGTGCCTATCGGCTGACCAGTCGTGCGGCCGGGCGTAGGGCGTGAGCTCGATCCCGAAATTGTCGCGAAAGAAGTCGCGGCCAAGCTCGTAGCAGTCGCGCTCGGCGCTATACGGAAGGCCGACAAGGTGCTCGTAGCGCAGCGTCACTGGAGCACCGCCGGGAAGGCTGGCGGGAAGTACTGCCGGAACGGCAGCGTGAACCCCAGCGCGTCAGAGGCTGTCGCCAGCTGGAGCTCGATGAGCAGCCGGTTGTAGGACGGCACGCGCTTCACGCGATAGGTCCACTTCTCGTAGACTGGCAGGTTGGCCTTCGCGTTGTCGAGCAGCACCTTCTTGTGGACGACCGTGGCCCCGTCGAGGTAGCCGTCGTAGGCCAGCGGCTTGAACGGCGAGAGATCGATCGAGCCGTCGCCGAGTGTCAGCTTCGGCATCAGCGCGCTGCCGTCGCTGGACTTCTTGATGCCGTTGAGCGTGATCGGCAGACCCTCATAGGTCTGGCCCTGCCAGGTGAGGTCGTTGTCGGCCTTGAAATAGACGGTCCCGCCGCCGCCGGCCGGCGTCAGCTCGAACAGATCGATCTCGGCGTCCGCCGTGAGCTTCTGTGCGTCTTGGATATGTCCGGAGGGGATCGCAGTCACCGCCCAGCCTGTATGTTCGGGTGACTGTGGTGGACTAGGCCCGACTGTGGATTAGACTCAGTCAGATGCAACGAAAAAGGCCGGAGCTTTCGCCCCGGCCTCTCCCGTTCCTAACTGAATGGCCCGTTAGGCGGCGTAGACCTTGCCGGTCGCGCGCGTGCCGATCTCGGCGAGGCGCCCGGTTGCTTCCGACGCGGAGAGCAGGAGCGCCCGCATCTCCCACGGCATGCCGCCGTACTGGGTCTCGGTAAACGAGAGGTTGAAGCCCTTGATGATCTGCACCTTGGGCGCGATGTACACGACCGGGCGATTGAAGTTCGCCAGGGTGCCGACGATCTTGACCTGGAACAGGTCGCCCTCGTCGATCGAGCCGGCCGCGATCTCGGTCACGACCCACACGACCGCGTTGACCGGGAAGCTCATTCCCGCCGGGATCGGCGTGTCGGTGATGTCGATCGTGTGGACACCGCCCGCGTAGGTCGAGGCGGTCTTCACGCGCGCCGGGAAGATCAGCTCGGGCGTGGTCGGGTCCTGGATGAGGACGGTCGCGCCGGCTGCAACCGCACCCGCGGCGGTGCCGAGCGAGCTCGTCGCCTCGCCCGGGATCGGGTTGTCGGCGACCGAAAGCGACGTGGCCGCGGCGTTGGCGACCGCGGTCAGCTTGCCGCGCTTGGCGGTCACGGCGTTCGATGCGGCCAGGCCCGAGGCGCGCAGGATGTTCTCGGCCGAATATTCCTGGACGGTGCAGTTGATCGAGGTGGCGACGTTGGTGCGCTTGGAATCGACCAGCGCCTGGGCGATGCCGGTCGTCAGATCGATGCTGCCGCTGTCGATCACGACGGCGACTTCCTTCGACAGGCCGATGCCGTCATTCGCGGGGGTGAGTTCGTGGACGGGGGTCCCGGTGCCGAACTTCGACATCATCAGTGTCGCGCTCGACAACATGAAAGCATTCTTCTTGGCCGTCATTGGCGTAGGCTCCTCGAGGGGTGACGAAACTTGCAGATCACCCTTTGAGAGCGAGCCCCCGCGACTTCACGGAGAAGCGCGGCCACCGCAATCCACCGTTAGGTGAGCGCCCCGACGGTGATGCCCATTGCGATGACGGCCCGAGTGACCTTCCGACCGCCCAAAAGGTCGTCGGTCTGGACCGGTCGGCCGGTGATAATCTGGGACTGCTCGAAGTTCTGGCTCGTCCGGAAGTCGGTGAGTTGCCTCGCGAGCATTTCCACGGCGACCCAGATCATGCCGAGATCCTCAAGCGGGCCGTCCCGGTCCAGCTGCGTGACCGTGTCGGTGACCTTGGTGCGCCTCTCCCACTTGAGCTGGTCCGTCGCTTCGAACAGGCGCCAGCTCTGCCAGATTGTCCCCTCGGGCTGGTCGGAAGGCCCGTTGTAGCCGACGATGTAATGCGAGCCGGCCGGCGTCCTCAGAACCATTCCGGGCTTCACCGCAGTCACCGCCGAGGTGCGGAGGACATGCCGCGGGTTGATGAACACGTTGACCGGCAGCTGCTTCTGATCGGCCTCGGTCACGACGCCCATGATGATGCCGCTGCCGCCCTCGACGACCGTGAGCGGGATTTCAAAGCGGCTGTTGATCTTGGACAGACTGGCCATGTTAGTAACCCGGGTTATGCTCGATGAGCTTGATGTCGAACTTGTCGATCAGCCCACCGGAGTTGACGATTGCTTCGGGCACCTGGACGGGCTCGGCGAAGCGGCACTTCATCGCCCCCAGATGGGGATGCACGAAGTCGAAATTGTCCCAGGTTCCGTTGGCCTGGTAGAAGATCTCGAGCCGGCGGGCGTTGTAGCGCGGATTGGTGATGGCGTCGTAGAGCCCGGTGCCGCCGAGATACCAGTACATGCCCTGCAGCGTGACGATGAACGTCCGCTGGTAGGGAATCTTCGGCTTGGCCGAGAAGAACCAGCCGTTCATCGAGATGCCGTCGACCGGCTTGGGCGGCACGGTCTTCGCGATCATGTACTTCGGACAGAAGTCGAATTGGCCCGACACCGTTAACCTCCCTGTGCCACTTGCTTGATCAGCTGCTTGGTGGGGCCCCCGCGGTAGATGTCCTCCTGGAGGATCACGAGGACGTCGTTCGGGCCCATCGTCGGCTGCTGGTCCTTCGAGACGACGTAGACGTTCATGAGCTGCTGGGCGGGCGGCGGCATGACGATCTTCGGCGCCAGCGCGCTGAGCGCCATTGCCCCGTGCTCATTGAGCTGCCGCATGAAGTCGAGGCCGACGCTGTCGACCGCACGCTTGCGAACGACATACTCGCCCCGGGCGATCCGCGCCGGGACGCTGTCGCGATTGGGGACCCCGTCGACGATGTAGCGGCCGGAGAGGGCGTGGATCTCGCCGCCGTAGAGGTTGCCGAGGCCCGGAAGCGAATCGATCCCCATCCCGGCCGGCGTCGAGAGCGTTCCTGCGTCCATGTTGGGGACCGCGATGCTGCCGCCGCTGTTCCCGCTCGAGAACCCGATCAGGATCTCCATCACCTTGACGGCCATCATCTTGGCGATGAGCTGGATCAGGTAGCCGATGATGGCCTTCACCATGTGGGCGAAGGCCTGCTTCATCGACACCGTGCCCGACAGGATCTCGGTGAAGAACTGCGCGAACGCATCCTGGGCCGTGCTGAACGCCTCGGTCAGGTGCATCGAGACCATTTCGGTGAACGAGGCCGTGAGGTGATTGGCCTCGCGGTAATTCTCGATCGCCATTTGCAGGTTGGTGCTGAAGCTCTGCGGGATCAGTCCGCCTTCGAGGCTTGCCTTGAGCTCGTCGGTGTTGTTCTGAAGTGCAGTGATCTGGTCGTTGAGCTGCTGGAGGCGCTGGACCCCTGGGTCGTCCTTGCCGAGCAGTCCGACACCGCCGGCCGCATCGAGCATGCTGTTGAGCTCATCCCGCGTCGAGATGAGCTTCTTGAGCTCCGCCTCCTGGATCTGGACCTGGTCGACATCGCGCTGGTCCTTCGCCCGGGCCGCGGCGCGCTCGTAGGTCGCCTGGACATAGTCGGGCACCCTGCCCGCCAGGTTCGCACGGCCAAGGGCGTTCACGCGCGCGTCGGCCAGTCGCTGCTGGTGATCAGCGGCTTCCTCGGCGCGCTTGGCGACTTCCTCGATGGCGTTGACCATCGTGTCGATCGCCTTCTCGATCGCCTCCCCAACCTTGCGCTGGACCTCTTCCTTCTTCGCCTCGATCTCATCGTTCAGCGCGTCGAGCATGTTCCTGCCCTTGACGCTGTTCGGGTCGATCTTCAGGCGCTTCATCTCGTCCTGGACCTGCTTCGTGCGGTCCGCGATCCAGTCGTCGAGCGAGGCGTTGACCCGGTCGAGGTTGGCCTTGAACTGGGCGGGCGTCAGGTTGCGGGTCTTGCTGATGATGATCTCGGCGTCGCCCGTGACCGACGAGGCCGTGTCCAGCAGTCCCTTGATCGCTTGGTTGAGCTGAGCCTGAGCGGCCTTCACCTGCTCCGCGTCGACCGCCGCGTCCTGCCGGGCGCCGAGGTTACGGCCGCGGTGTTGCTTCTCCGCGGGGCCGTGCGGAGAGTTGCCGCTGCCGAGATAGCTCTGGGCCTGCGCGATGAGCTGCAGGTAGGCGCCCTGCACGCTCTCGCTCTTGCCCTCCATCGCCTTCGACATGACGGCGATCTGCGCCTTGATGACACTGTCGGGCTGACCGGCGAGGTTCGAAACCGTGTTCTGCAGGCTGACGCCCTTTGGCGTCGTCAGCTGCCCGACGATGTCGAGCTGCTTTCCGGCCCGGATGGCCTGACTGTTCGCCGCGACGCCTTGCGCGACCTGGCTCGTCCACTGCTCGACGAAGCGCCTCGCCGCGGCGTCCCCGAGCTTCTCGCCGGCGTTGGACAAAGCGGTAAGCGCGACCGTGTCGTTCGCGTGGCTGGCGACATAGGCCAACTGCTTCTGGATGCTGGCCGGCAGGGTGCTGAAAATGTCCCCGTTGCGCGCGGTCGCCATGAGGCTGTTCGCGGCATCGAAATGCTCGCCCTTCGAGGCGCGCTGCTGGGCAACGATCGTCGCTAGCGCCTGCCCCTGGAGCTTGAGCTCCTCGAGCCGGTAGGCGTGCAGCGCCTCTCGCAAATTGTCGAAGCTGAGCGCGGCACCGTCGAGATACTTGGCCAGCCCGTCGAAGCGCGCGATCAGCGTCGAGGTCTCGGCGGCGAGCGCCACATGGTCGGTCCGCAGCTCCTTGGAGCGGACGCCGACCCGCTCGGTCGCGTCGTCGACCGCTTGCAGCGTCTGGGTGTGCTTGTTGAACTCGTCGGTCGCCTTGTTGATGGCGGTGTTGGTTTCCTCGATCGCTTCGGCGTTCGCGCCCTCGGCGTCGGTCAGCTCCTTCTTCTGGTCGAGGTAATGCGCCATCGCGACCTGGATCCGGTCCTGCGCCTCGAAGTCGAAGTAGCCGGTTGCGTTGTAGAGCTTCTGCAGACGCTGGATCTCCGGGTCGCCGGCAGCGTCGTTGATGATGTGCAGATATTCCTTCAGCGCCTCGGTGGCCGGCTTGATCGCGTGCTCGACCCCGTCGTTGATGACGTTCTTGGTCCGCTGCCACTCGGCCGCGAGCGAGTCCTGGCCCTTGGCTGCGGCCTCGGCGGCGGCGCCGATCTGGTTCTGCGCGAGGATCTCCTCGTTGATCGCATTGCGGTTGTTCTTGAGGACGAGGTAGGCCGCGGCGCCGCGCTTCTCGAGCGAGCCGTAGGCCGCTGAGGCGTCGAACCCGGCCGCGGCGAGCCGGTTCAGCACTTCCGGCAGTCCGAGATGCGCGACGTCGATGTCCTTCATCGACAGGCCGAGCTTCTTCATCTCGTCGGAGAGCTTCTTGGTCGGGTTCTGGAGATCGGTCAGGAACTGGCGCAGGCCGGTGCCGATGGTCGAACCGGACTTGATGCCGGCCTGGGCCATGACGGCCATGGTCGCGGTCAGCTCTTCGAAGCTGATATTCTCGTCGTGCGCGGTCTGGCCGGCGTATTGGATGCCGAGCGCGACCTGCTGGAGGTTGAGCTTCGTGCGGTTCAGGGCGACTGTGAGGACGTCGCTGATGTGGCCGGTCTCGCCGGCCTGCAGCTGGAACGAACCGATCGCCGAAGTGATGACGTCGGTCGCGCTCTGGATGTCGACACCAGCCGCGGTGGCGAGGTCCGAGATGCTCTTGAGCGACTGCACGATGTCGCCCTGGCTGAAACCGGCCTGGGCAAGCGTCGTCGCGGCATCCGCGAGGTCGAGCGTCGAGAAGCGCGAGGTCTTGCCGACGTCGGCGACCGTGTCCGCGAGCTCCTTCATCTGGGTCGCGGTCGCCCCGGAAATCGCACCGAGCTTCTGGATCTTGTCTTCGAACTGGATCGAGTACTCGATCCCGGCCTTCATCGCGCTGACGGTCTCGAAGATGACCGAGGCGGCGGTGCCGTAGGCGAAGGTTCGAGCGAAGATGCCGCTGACGCCGGTCGCCCCGAAGAGACCCGGGGGCGTCCTCCCGCCCCCGCCGCCTCCGCCGGGCGTCCCGGGCGAGCGAATACCGGGCGGCAGCGGAGGCCCGATCGTGCCGGGCTTCGGCTGCGCCTGCTGGATCAGCATCCGGTTTTCGTTCTCGAGCTGGCGGACGCGCTGATCGGCGACGGCCAGGCGGGTCTGATCGAGCTTGAGCAGCTGCTCGGCCGAGCTCCGCTCCTTCATGGCGAGACCGTTGATCTGCTCTGCGCGAGCAGCGATGCGGTCCTCGAGCTCGGCCTGGCGGGCCCGAGCGGCTCCGAGGTTCGCCGTCGAAAGCAACTCCTGCTCGGCGGCTCGCGCGGCTCGAGTCTTGAGCTGGACGGTGGCGGCATTGGCCACCGTCGACGTGGCGTTGGCTCGTTCTTCCGCGGCGATGCGCTGGTCGATCAGCCGGATGCGCTGCTTCTCGAGCTCGATGACCTGGAGAAGCGTCCGCTGATCTTCGGCGGTGGTGTAGGGATTGCGGGCAGCAGCGCGGAGAGCACCAAGCTGGCTCGACGAGTTCGCCCGCATTGCAGTGAGATCCGCCGCCTTGGCGATCTCGACCTCCTGCTGCATCCGGTCGCGGCCGAGCTTGATGATGTTCTGCTCGCGGATGCGCTGGACGGTGGTCTCGTTGGCGAGCATCTCGGCCCGCGTCTTCGCGTTGACCTTGTCGACCGAGGCGAGCTGGACGCGCTCGACGTCGGCCCACATCTTCGCTTCCTGCGCCGCCTTCTTGTTGGCGAGGTTCGTCTCGAGCTTCTCGCGCGCGGCATAGGCCGCGTTGATCTCGCTCTGCTTGGTGAAGTTCGGGTCGAGCTTCTGGATGTTCGCCTGGAACCGCTCGAGCGTGCTGACCGTCTTGTTGAAATTGTTCAGCGTCTGCTGGAGCGAGCCACCGAAGGCCTCGGCGGCGGCTTTGGACCCTTGCTGGATCCTGGTGACCTGCTGTTGGATGGAGCGAAGACGGGTTTCGATAGCCGAGATGGCGCGATCGACAGCACCGCCGTCGGCATCCAATACCACTTCAGTTTCGAAAGTGCCGCCGTCTCGCATCCCCACGGTCTCAACCGGAGTGGGGCACCAAATTCACGGCTGGCTTGTGGATTAGCCCTCCACCGCGGTCAGATTTCGCGGTGGAGGGCCCCGTCCCCGGGAGATGTAACGATCACCTCCTTTCGCAGCCTAAGCTGAGGGTGATCTAATCGCGCGGGATGTCAGCCCGCACGGGAAAAGGCGTCAACCAACATTCAAGGCCGCGTTCATCGCCGCGAGGGCGGCGTCGTACGACGGTGCCTCGGCGAGATCGGTGTAGTCACCCTTGGCCGGCGTCGGCCCGTCCTGCTTGTCGCCGAAGATGCCGGCGACCACCTGGGCGA